GAACCTAGCGGTCTTATTGGCGATCTTCTTGGGCTGGGCGACGAACTGCTTGCCCGCCCGCATTCCCTTCTTCTTCGCCCGGTTGGTCGCCGCCTTCTCTGCGGGAGAGAGCGACTTCCAAGCGGCGGCGGGTAGATACCGTTCACCAGTCTCCAGCGACGGTTTCCCGCTGCTGGTGCGCCAGTTCTGGTTCGTCCAATCGCGGAGGGACTTCTGGGTGGCCTTCACGATTTGTACCCTCCTCCCTGCCGCTTGTACTCGGCGGCGAGGAACTGTGCCTTCCTCGCGGACCATTGCCCTGGCCGGCCACCCTTACCACCGGCTTTGATGCGCTCAAAGAGCTGCTTACGCATCCCCGGCTTGGTGTAGACGCCTGCCTCGTTGACTCTTGATTTGGTTGGCATGGCGATCAGAACGGGACTTCTTCAGCGGGCTGCAAGTCTTCCTCGGCGGGAGCGTCGGGCGGCTCGGCGTTGGGCGTACCCATGACGAACGCTTTGTACTCCTCGGACTCGCAGCAGAGCTTCTCGATCCACGGCGGAAGATCCTCGGGCCACTTGATGTCATTGTGGCCCATCTTCTTCGCGTTGGCGATTGCTTCGATGATGTTGAAGTACAACGCGGGGTTTTCGGGCGGCAGCGACTTCATCGACTTCGGCAGCGCGGAAATGCTGCTGATGTTGGCGTATGTGGCCCCGGCGCGGTCCTGATGGAGCACGGACAGGAGGCAGTTGGCACCGATCAGCTTGCTGACATCGAAGCCGGCAAGCTCTGCTGGCGTGAACGGGCGCCCCCTCCACGATTGCAGGTCTTTGCGTAGACTTGCCTTCTCGTTGAGCGAGAGCGTGTACCGCTTGGAGATGCCTCGCGGCAGATCCTTGCCTTTGATTTCGATCCGCTCACCGGGGATCTCAAACGCTACGACCACCTTGGGGCGCGGCGTGTACTGTTGGCTGGGCTGGGTGCCGACGGCTACGACGCCGTAGCACACTGCATGATGGGTTCCTGCGGGAACCGGATCGGACTTGGAGCCTGAACTGGCTGATACGTTTATGGGCATGGTTGTTTTGGTTGGACTTACTGGTTTGGGTTACTAACAAAGGGACGCTGTGTGTGTCACACCCCTGCCGGCTGTGTGTCGTCGGCAGGGGTTTTCACTTACTTGGGTCGGTAGTTCTTGAGATACTGCCAGAGATGGAGGGCGCTTCGGAACGCACCCCATGCCTTGTCGAGCGTGATGTCATCGTAGGTCACGATCTCCACCCGCCCCGGCTCGGTCGTCGAGATGTACACGTTGGCCCCGCAGGCGCCGTACTGGATGCTGTTGAACTTCGCCATGCAGTAGGCGGCGATCTGCATGGGCTCGGTTTCCCATGGCTCGCAGAGGTATGTCGGTTTGGTCTTGCGGGACTTAAAGTCCAATATGCCTTGCTTACCGTTTAGAACCATTACTGCGTCGGTGGTACCTGCGTAGCCATCGACGGCATTAACCAGCCGTAGTTCATGCTGGAGGAGCTTGATGCCAGTCCGCTCCAGCGCCCCGACGACGGGCTTGACGTACACTTGCATGGCATCTGGAACGGGCTGGCCTTTGAAGTGGGCTTCGATGGCAGCGTGGATCTTGGTGCCAAGGTCGGCAGCGTCGGAGACTTGCTCAAACGCTCCGTCGATTATCCTGCGGGAGTAGGTGCCTACGTCCTCGTTGTCCTGCGGCGGGTTGGAGTAGGCCCGCTCGGCCACCTGCTGGAGCTTCCAGTCGTCCAGAGACGGCTTGGCGAGCACGGAGAGCACCGTGGTCACGCTTGGGTACAGGTTCAGCTTGCGGGCGTCGGCGATGGTGGTCGCACGCATCCCACCACCTTTGGCCTTCGGCACCTCGAAGACCGCGTTGCCGTCCTTGTCGTACCAATGCTGGGACTTGCTCACGGCTGCGCCTTTCTCGCGGCGTCGATGGCGGCGACGATGAAGTCGCGTGCCAGTTTGCGAGTTGCTTTGTAGCGTTCGTCGCCGTTGTCGATGTAGGCATCCAACTCTGCCAGCGTGCCAGCAAAGCAGCCGCAGAATAGCCGCAGCTCTCCAGCGATCACTACGGCAGACAACTGGCGCCCGCTTTCTCCGTGCGCGTCAAACGAGCATTGGGCGTACTTCAGCGCGTAAGCCCCGCGCAGGTCGGCCTCGCGCAGGTTGGCCCCGCGCAAGTTGGCCTCGCTGAGGTCGGCCCCGCGCAGCTCGGCCCAGCTCAGGTTGGCCTCGCTCAGGTTGGCATTGCGCAGGTCGGCCCCGCTCAGGTTGGCCCAGCTCAGGTTGGCCTCGCGCAGGTTGGCCCCGCGCAGGTTGGCCTCGCTCAGGTCGGCCTCGCGCAGGTTGGCCCCGCGCAGGTTAGCGCATCTGCCCCGATTCCCAAAGAGCCACAATGCGTGGTCGTCCAGGATGCGTTTTAGTTCGTCAGGGCTCACGGCTTCACCTCCTTCATTGCGGCGTCGATTGCGCGGCGAGTGATGTTGCATTGCTCGGACTCATGGTGCGCCCATTTGCTCCCACTCTCCGTTGAGAGCCAATCCAACCGCGCCCGCTCGACGGCGAGTTCGCGCTCTAGCTCACGGGCGTGTTTAATCCAAAGGCCGTCGGTTACGAACTCACGCTTTGCAAGTTCGTCTGTTCTCGGTGTGTCGCTCACGGCTGCGCCTCCTTTCTCTTGCGATCAATCTTTCCGCGAAAGTCCCACGAGTGAGGCTTCCAGCCGAAAATCCATGAAACGAAATCAACGTTTTTTTCCATGTAGTCCAGTCGCTCCTTGTCCGCTCGGAGTTCACGCCATTGTTCAACCGGCACGTTTATATGGTTAGGCGCGCCCAGCGTGCTCGTCAGTTCCCGCAGCGCGGCGTTCTCCTGCTCAAGCTGCTTGAACTTCTCCTCCCGGCAGTCGCAGGCATGATGATGCGTGGTGCATTCCTTGCTCATGGCTTACCCTCCTCGCCCAGCGCGATGTCGATGCCGTGCAGGTCGAGACTGATCTCGGATGCCATCAGCTCGATCTTGTTGGTGACCCTGTACGCATCCCAGTACTTGCCGTCCTTGATTAGCTCGGAGGCTTGGGTCACCTCATCGATGACTTCCAGCAGTTTGGCGCACAACTTGGCGCGGGCCAGCAGCTCGTCACCGGTCACGGGGCGGAACTCGTTATTGATGACCATGGCTCACCACCATCCTTTCTCCGACCAGACGTCGGCATTCCATGTGCCGGTCAGCTCGTGCATCTGCTCGCACCAGTTGAGGGCGGCGGCTTCATCGAGGCCGGCGTCAACCGGATTGTTCACTTCGGCCAGATGGTCGAAGAACGCGGACTGCTCGGCGTGATACTCGTAGTAGTCCTTGATGTGACTGTCGTGTGTGTCGGTCATGTTGGTACTGGTTTGGTTACTTGATCGCTGACAGATGGGTGACGAGCACCGAGCGCACGAACACGGCTTTCGGGATAAGCTGGGCGTCCGTGACCTTGGACAACTTCTCCCACAGATGCGCGGGGAGGTCAATCGTTACGGTGCGGCGGGCTGGCTTCTTGTGCTTCACGTCACTACCCATGTGCGTGCATTGCGTGCATTGCAAGCACTATTTTCACTTTTCCAAAAAAAAAGATTGAACCCAACCCCAAGTCGTCCCGTCATACGGGACGTTCGCTGGGTAAGAGCAGCGCGACGAAGACTTTCCTGTCAGGTTCAAGGAAAAGCCCGAGTTGTGCCTCTTACCACAGCTCGGGCTTTTTCTTTCACGTCGCGGTTACGGACGAACGGAGAGAAGAAGGACGGGCGAAGGCGGACCGTGGGGGCCGAACCCACAGAAAAGGTCGGCTTTGGATTCCCGTCCATCAGCACAAAATCCTGGGCTACGTCTTCGGCGAGGCTTTGACGACCCAGGTCAGAAACACTCCGCGAAGGACCGCAAGGGCAGACGGCTGACGGAAGGGGCCAAAGAGAGACTAACTGGGGTTACTCCCCAGAAAGCCTCGCTCGGCCCGAAGGGCAGACTTGGAAGAACGTACTAACGGGAAATCCCGATGAATAAGTTAAACACCTATCAAAAGCGGCAATGGCTGATAGCCAAGGGGTACGAATCAGCCCGTACCGGAGATCATAAGTTCGTGGAAAGCCTTTACGGGTTGTACCACAAGTCGGAGAAGCCGCTGCGGGCGGCCCCGAAGGACTGGAAGATGTGGGATGGGACGCGCCGCCTTCATCATTACGGTTAGCTTGCCCCGAGCGGCCCAGTCGCTACCTAGCCAGTGATGAAACAGTTCCTGCGTACCATGTCCCTCCAGAGGGTGGCAGACATCCTTAAGCTGAAACTGGACGGAGTATTGTTCAAGACCCAGAGCAACCTCAACATCCAGAGCGGGCGGAACATCACGTTCAGCCAGACCGACACCAAAGATCTGTCCACCGTGACGGTGACCGCTGGGAAGAACGGGGTCTTGGGGTACTGGGGCAACTTCTACGACACCACCACCCAGACAGTAACCAGCACGACCGAGGCATATGTAATCAACCTCAACTCGGCTGACCCCCAGAATGACGGGGTGGTGGTGACCGAGGGAAACAAGATCTACCCGACGACGCCGGGCGTGTACAACATCAGCTTTTCCGTGCAGGTATCGAACACGGACAGCCAGTTGCACGATGCGAGCTTCTGGTATCGGAAGAACGGGGTGGATGTGCCGTATTCGGCTTCCATCCTGTCCATACCCAACAAGCATGGGTCCGTGAACGGACGGATCATCTTTTACGTGGACATCGTTTTCCGTCTGGAGCCCTCGGACTATGTGCAGCTTGCTTGGAGTGCGACCAACACCGCCTTGTCCTTGGAGACGATCCCAGCAGGGACCATTGCCCCCTCCCCTGTCAGTCCCAGCGTGATCTGCTCCGTGGTCCAGATCTGATGCGATGGGTTGATGCAACCTTCCGCCTGCCTGTCGCAGCGAACATGCCCGTGGAGGTGGAATTGGCAGGCGGCGGGACGGAACGGCGGGACGGCGTGACGGGAGATTGGCGGCATGTCGTCCGCTGGCGTACCGTGGTTGACACCGAGCCAGTCAAGCGGAAGAAAAAGGTATGAGCGTCACCTATCGCGGCGAAACCTTTTCCGGCTACAACAAACCCAAGCGCACCCCCGGCGGGAAAAAGAAGTCCGCCGTACTGGCGAAGAAGGGCAACAAAGTGAAGCTGGTGCGGTTCGGAGATCCGTCGATGAGCATTAAAAAGGATCAGCCGGCCCGCAAACGGTCGTACTGCGCTAGATCTGCCGGCCAGGGAAATACGACCAACATCTTTTCCCCGAACCATTGGAGCAGACGCGCATGGTCTTGCTGATTGGCTGGCCCGCTAGGACTCGAACCTAGACCAAGCGAGTCAAAGTCGCTGGTGCTGCCATTACACCACGGGCCAGTTTAAGGCAGGGACGGCTGGGAAAACACCCCAACCTTCTCAAAAAGCGTTGGACACGCTTTCTGCCTGCCACTCGTCACCCGACTCATGCAGTTGACGAGTAAATAGGTGGCCCCGCTCGCCTCGGTTGGTTCTCCCCTATTGCGAGTCGGGGCTGTTGGCAACGCGGCTACCATGTAGCTCGCGCTCGTAGACTGTCAAGCGGGCAAGCACCCCTTCCTTGGTCAAGATATGGGGCTGCCGGCGAGGATCGCCGTGTTCCCATGCCTTGACGGTATTCCGTGCGATTTGGAGCCTTTCGGCGAGCCGTTGCTGGCTTACCCCGTACTTGGCGCGGAATGCCCGTAAAACGGCAGGAAACGCCTGTTCTGGTGTCTCGGTGGTCATGCTTTGGCCCATCGGATGGCGTTGTAGTTGGGTGGGATGCGGCCGCGCTTGTTCCAGAAGTAATGATACCCTTCGTCAATAGCTTCGTAAAGCTCTGTGGGAGAAAGATCTGGGAGAGTCTTGGCGTTCCGTTTCACGTTCCGATCGTTCTTGTCCTTCCGGGCGACCAGCACTTGCTGCCATTTGTTGCTTGGCCGGTGCTCCAGATTCCAGTTCCGAGGATACCGTTTCTGCTTTTTCAATCGCCCACCTTTGCTAATGTCTCGCGGATTTCGCCACGAAGATACTCGGCCAACTCTTGAGCATTGTTGAACCGCTCGTCGCCATGTTTGAGAAAATTCCGCAGCATCACGTCAAGATCCCATAAGGCGCAAAAAGCATCTGGGCCGTGAAACGACCGCAAAGCCAGTTTGTCCTCGTCGTCGTTGAACTCTAGGGTCGTTCTCATCCGCGTGCCTCCTTCGCTTGCTTGCGCCAGTAGTACTCGCTCGCGGTCTTGCACGCTAGCTTACGCTTCAGTTCCTTGATTTCCTCGCGGAGGTCAACAAGCTCGGCTTCAAGCTCCAATTTCTTCTCGGAGTAATCGCACAACTGACCTTCCATTTCAGTCAGTTGACGTTGGAGCGATCCAATTTGGAACTCGGCGCTACTTTCGGACAAGCGGGCGCCGGAGCGGATGAGAAGCGTGCTTAACCGCACGCGGAGTTTGTTGATGATGTTCATGGTTATTCGCAGGAGTAAATTTGATCAGCACGCTTGAGCCCAACGGGCCAAGCCATGCCAGTGGTAAAGCTCTTGTCTTCAAAGATCACTCGATCAGTCGACTGTACGTGAAGCGGCCATTCATCGTTCGAATGAACATAAACTCTTTCGCCTGCTCCGGTACTTCCGAGAATCCGTCCCCAACGGGAGCGACAGTGAAAAGATATTCACCCATCACCTCGCGGTCGTAGCACTTCGCTTTGCACCGAAGCGACCGCAGGAACATGTACTCGGTGGCACTCCAGCCGTACCCGTAGCAGTCCCATTTCTGCGCGTGCTCTGGCTGCCATCCGTCTTCGGGGTACCGGTCATGCGCCAATGCATGGAGCGGCAGCCCTCGGTAGACTGCACCGCTCTCCAGCATCACGTTGCAGCCCCACATCCGTCCTGGGTGACTCACTAGCCCGAACCACACGGCAGGAATGAATACGATGGCGGCCCGATGGGTGAAGGATGAGTCTACCCAGACGTATTGGTGCTTCGGCAGACTGCCGATCAGTGTGTGCATCTGCTTTGTGGGCCACAACGTAGCCCCACTTACAAGGCCAAATTGTTTTGGCTGGTATTTTTTCCGGTTAAAACGGGTTCCCGAAATTGGTTTGGCCGTTTTCCCGCAGGCCAAATGGTTTTCGGGGCAGAATTTCCGGGTAAAAAACGATTTTCAAAATTCAACTTCGGAATTTCCTAAAGATTACGCATAGGCGGCTGCTAGCGTTTGCGGCCAGGGTTGGCCACGGCGGCCCGCGAGGGTTGCAGGCTGACGCTGCGCACGTCGCGTCAGGGCGCGCCCCACAAGGCAACGACGACCGACCGCGAGGCGACCGCGCAAGCGCAAGCCCGCGCCTATTGCCTAGGCGTCAAACGCTAAAGGGCCGCGCTTGGTTGCGCGTATTTTGTGAACAAAAAAGGGCGGCCCGCGAAGGTCGCCCCTAGTTAGTTCAGCTCCAGCAAGTTTCTGTTATGGTAATGCCTTCAAGGTTTCGGATGCGCGCAAAGCGCAAAGCGTCTTCAGGCGACCGAGCCACGATGCAGACGCCCACTTTGGTTCCGTTGCGATGGATGACGTAGCGTTTCATGTGGTGCAAATCCTAATCAGGACAGCGCGGGCGTTTGGCTCGCAAATCCGTGTTTTTCTCGTTCCACACGGCGACACGCGCAAAGCGTTTTGACCTTTCACCGCTTGAATCTTTACCGCGTCAACTCCGAGAGCGTCGGCAATCGCTGCGAGCTTGCGAACGTCAAAGGCGATTTCAGGCCCGTCCGTTTCTCCTTTCCACATGGGTTCCCATACCTGGTCGCAATTAGGATACGGAGGCATTTCCCCGTTTTTTTCTGACGGACGGGGAAACGATTGTCCGTCTTTCAGAGAAAGACACCCGTTCGCCGTTAATTGTATTAGCTCGCAGCGTTTGTCGACTTTCCTCGCAGCTTGAAGCGCGTTCCCTGTCACGAATCCGTCAACGTCATGCTCGCCAAGTTCTACGGGGATCCGAACCATCGCCCTTCCGTCCGTTGACCAAAGCACGTTTCCGCGCAAATAAGGTTCCCCAATAACTTGGCGCGTCTTGTCCGTGGATGCTACTTTCTCAACCTTTAGGTCTCTGTGTAGTTTCATGCTTAGTACTGGTTTCGTTTACTGGTTGGAATTGCGCCCAACGTGAGCGCCGTTCCGCTATGCCCTCGCCACTAGCGCAAGGGCAACGCGCAACGGCGCGTCAGTTGAACCAACGTCGAGCGATGGAACGTCCGAGAGCGTTTTCCGCTTGCTTCCGTATGAACTGATACGGACGCATGCCGTTGTATCGGTAGACAATCTCGCCCGTTTCCTGATTGTGCATCATTTCCGCTTTGTCCTGCGGAAAATCAGCGCGGAAACGTGACCACAGGACGGAAGCAAGAGCGGAACACGCTGCCAAGCGGTACTCCGTGGCGAAGTATTGCCCCGTCACGTAGTCGAACCCTTTGCCATTCCATTTCAGACGGTCGCCCCGAATTGCTTCCAAGATTTCCCCGGCAGTAATTGAGGAAAATTCAACGTAGCGCAGCATACTGCGAGCGTGCTCTCCGTCCCTGGCAATCCTACGCCGGTCAGCGTTCAAAGCTCGCCTGCCTTCAACGTCTCCTCCGTGGCTCATATAGTTTCTCCATTCCATTCCTGAGCGTTGCGCGATGAAAGCGCGCAGCTGATTGAGGATTTCCTGCTTTTGTGTGTCGGTATTTGTGTTCATGTTTTAACGGGTTGGTTTACGGGTTGGGTTGGTTGGGTTGCTCAGTCAAAGTATCCGACAAAGCCGAGCGCCACGGTGGCGAACAGCACGCAAAGGGAGAGCCACACGGCTAGTGCAGCTACGGTTTCAATCGTTTTGTTTTTCATCGCCGCCCACCGTGAACCTTTGCCCTTCCCCTTACAAGCTACATTGTGGCCACCTGGTCACCTATTAGCTTCCCTAATCACCCGATAAGTTTCCCTTGCCATTGACCTGGCATTTGCAATTCCTCCGCCCGTGTCCTCTTCCGCTCTACCTTCCCCGCCCTTAGAAGCCCTGCCCATCACTCCCACCAAAAAGAGGCGGTGCCGATCAGTTACAGGCCGTCCGTCCCGCGCCGTGATTGGTGGGCGGTGCTGTGCCGCTGGCAGTGGAAGCTGACCTCACTCGTCTGGCAGCTAAAGCTGACTACACTCCCACTGTCACTCCCCCTGCGGGGGAGTCGGAGGGGGATAGCGAAAAAGTCAACACTATTCGTAATGAGGCTAGTAGATTGGCTTCAATGTGGCCGAAGGTTGCGGAGGGGATTGTGGGGAGGATGTGTCGGAATCGGCAGTACAATGAGCTTAGGGTGGTGGGGGAGGATGGACGGGAGATGTGGACCAAGGTGGGTAACTGGCTGTTTACGAGCGGGCTGATCCGGGGAGAACGGGTGCTGGTGCGAAAGATCTGGGGAAGTGGGGATGACACGGATGCGGAGTATGAAGTGGTTAAGAGGCTGGATGTGAATGAGCCAGCGGAGGAACGGAGGGCAGAGTCAGGGTCAGACTCGGGGTCAGAGTCCGTGGCACCTGTTGTTGCTGACGAATCCGCTGTTCGTGAACAGCAAACGCCCGAAGCATCATTGGATGCACAACAAACGCCCGTGGCGATCCTGCCGCAGTTCCAACGGGAGGAGCCGGACTACCCGCGTAAGCAGGAGTCAGCGGAGGATTACATTGCCCGGATCAGGGCGGAGGCGGCCATGTGGGCCAATGGGCAGGGACGGTAGGCGCCATGCCCGAAGGAATCAAAACGGATGGCAGCCATGGCCGGACGACGTACTCACCGCAAAAGCTCGTCAATGACTTGGCGGTGGCTACGTTGGAGGGACGGGGGCTGGGGCTGAAGAAGCACCCTCGGCTCGGGTATGTGACCGAGGAAGACAAACGACTATTTCAACGAATCGTGGGAATCACCGTGGAAGAATTCAACCAAAGACTCATCGGCAAACTGGACAACTTGGCTGACCGGATCGTGGACCGGATGCTCGATACTGTGGAGGACACCCCACTTAACAGCCTTGGGTTCAACTTGGCCGTGGCGATTGATAAGCGGCAACGGCTGGCCGGGCTGAACGCGACGCAGGGCGCGAACGTCAACATCCAGGTCAACAACTACGGGAGCTTGAGCAAGGAGGAGATCGTCGCACGGTTAAGCGGGAAAGCCCCCGTGCCGACGATACAGGCCGCCCCCGTGGAACTGCCCAACCCCAACGACATCGACGTTAAGAAACCCGTTCCTGTGAACGTAACTGGTTAAGCTCGGCTGTCAGACGGGCGATCTCCCGCTCCAACTCACGGGCAAAGTCGGCTGACACGCGGTCAGGCCGGCTAACTTGCAGTAGCTGCCTTATTGCCGCGTCCGTTCTTGGTGTGTCGCTCATGGGTTGTTCTTCTTCCACTCACGGATTTCAATCATCCATTCCATGTTGCTGGCGTGCGGCTTAAGTTTGGCTGCAATCATATCGTAGGCATCCAGCTCCCTTTTGGACATCAAGTTAACGATGCGGAAGTGATTTTGATCCTGACGGTCCAGGTACTTGGTCAATTCGTCGATATGCGCGTGTAGCGCAGCGATCTGCTCTTGCTCGGTCTTGGCTTCAGCCAGTTTGAGCTTTAGCTGTCGACTCCACCACTCTTGCGGGCTTTCCACGGTGTGGACTGTTGCAAACGCGCACATGTTCTTCTTTCAGTTTGTTGTGCTCCTCTAGGAGCTGGTTATACTGGTCGAGCAGCCCAAAGAACGCATCGGCTTGGCGGCCCGCGTGCCACTTCTGCTCCGGTGTCATTACCTTCATCGAGGCGTTCATCGCTTCTGTCTGTTCTTGAAGTACTGGACCCTGTTGCGGCTGATGCCCAGCTCGGAAGCTATCTCCCGCTCCAGCCATCCTAGTTCAAAGTACAAACGGCGCACGCGATTACCCAGCCGCTGCGCCTCTTCCGTATTGGTGAGCCTGCCTACTTTCATCCGAACCTCCACACGCGATCCCTGTCCGTCCAGAACAGGCCGAACTCCATCTTCACGCATACTTGGTTGCCCTCGTACTTGAGGATGATCACCGGCTCCAAGTCACCGCACGGGAACTTGATGAATGTCATTTCTTCTTGGCGGCCTGCGCCTCTAGCATCTGCTGCTTGATTACAGCCAACTCCTCTTTGCGCCACGGCTCGGACAACATCTCCAGTAGCTTGGCGGTCTCGACCGGCACCACCACGGATGCTTGGTGGCCCAGCACCATCAGCGTATCCATCCAGATGTCGTATCCCGCCGCCCGTGCTAGGTCGCAGAAGCCAAAGTCCTCCGAGATGAACGCATTGGGCTCGTCGTAACGGATCGTCAGTTCCCGCTCGATGCGTGCGCGTAGCGCCTCATCGTTCTTCACCTCGGACAGCGCCGCCCAGATCTGCTTCATCCGATGCTCTGGCGTGTTCCTGCCCTTCAGCTCCATCGGGAACAATTCCGGTACGAGCTTGGGCGCCTTGTTCGGATCCACCAGCATGGCAACTCGGTCCACATTCGCTAGGGCGATCTTCTTGAAGACGGGTACTTTGATCTTGGAGAAGCCGATGCTGGCCCGCTCGACGCGCTGCAAGCCCGCCTCATCCGGTTCCTCGCCCTTGATCGGATGGACGTGCCAATGCGTGTTGAGGGAACGCGACGAGTAGACTGCCGTCACGATGTCGCGATCATGGCTGATCAGCCGCATGAGCGCACTGGCGGTCACATCCTCACCATTACGCTGGGCCAGCACGTCCTTGTCCCAGAAAATCAGCTCATCGAACTTCTGCTCCACCGCGTAGTGGGCGATTTCGTTGCGGGCAATCTGCACCGCCGGCCCGTCCAACAGGATCCAGTCCAGCTTCACGTCAGGTATTTCCGCTGTTACCATTTGCAGACTGGTGCGGAAATAGGACTTGGGGATGTCTCCCTTGAGTGGTGTGCCGATGAGGATACGTTTTTGGGCCATGGGCGGGTATGAAAACCACAGTTGCAGCGCGTGAAACACCAAATCTGCCCTATCTATAGGTTATTAGATCCGTTAATACCTGATATATTGGTCGTTAAGCGTGTTGTCTGGCGTTATGGAACAATTAAGTGTGCGTTATGGTCACAAAACGAGCGGTGGATGAGTGGTTGATCGAGCCGGACGTGGAAGGCGTACGGGAATACGCACGCTTGAGCATCTACGCCGAGCCGGAAGGGCTGAACATTGACGGCCAGGGGCTGATTCCGTGGTCCCAGTTGGAGTCCAGCCGCCTCACCTACGCAGTCAGGATGAAAAAGCGCCATGCAGCTCGCTGACCGCTACTACGCAGACGATTTCAAGCCCGATTTTGGCATCCCGTGGATCGCCAACCCGCCCGATGCGGAGTTGTTAAGCTGGCCGCATGACAAACTCGCCTCGTATCTAGCATTTCGGGAGCAGCGGAACAAGGAGGCGTTGGAAAACCCCGTCGGTGCAGGCTGGATTCTCCCGTCTTGGCAGACGGTGATGAACAACTGGGGCAAGTACACGAACCACATCATTCTAGGCGGCAACCGCTCGTCGAAATCCATGATCGCCAGCCGCCTTTGCGTGTGGGCGGCGGGTACGATCCCCGGTGCGGAGGTCCGCGCCTACCACGTCAACGAGGATCGCAGCATTGAAGACCAGCAGCGAATGGTCTGGGACGCTTTGCCGCTCGGCATCCGCAACCTACCGACCAAGAAAGGGTTGAACCACAGTGTCCAGTACTCGCAGAAGAACGGTTTTACTGATAACATCTGTATCCTGCCTCCTGTTAATGGTTTCCGCCGTGGTGGCAGTATTAAGTTTAGTAACTACCGCAGTTACCAAGCTGATGCACAGGTAGCGGAGGGTTACCGCGCCCACTTGATCTGGTGCGACGAGGAGTGCCCCCAGAAGATGTTTGAAACGCTCCAGTACCGGACGACCGACTACCATGGACGGATTATCCTCACGTTTACTACTCTCACAGGCTGGACACCTCTGGTTCAGGACATCCTCGGGAAGACTCGTACCATTGAAAAGCGATTTGCCCCGCTGGTGGGTCGAGACCTACCAGTCGTCCAAGAGTCCCTTTCCCGACCGGGAACTGTTATCTACTATTTCTGGACTGAAGACAACAGCTTCATCGATACCTCCGACTTCCGAAACAAGTTGCTCGGGCGCTCCAAGGATGAAGTCTTGGCCCGTGCATATGGCGTACCTACCAAAAGCATCACTAGCGTCTTTCCTGGCTTCAATAAGGACGTTAATGTCATACCTCACGAAAAAATGCCGTGGCTCAACAACGTGGACTACAATGTCACACGTTACATGGCGCTGGACCCAGCAGGCTCCAAAAACTGGTTCATGCTCTGGGTCGCCATCGACGCCGCCGGCACATGGTGGGTCTACCGAGAGTGGCCCGACTACGACGATTGGGCCTTGCCCGGCAGCGGAGTCGAAGGAAAGCCCGGCCCCGCGCAGAAGGGCAGCAAGAAAGGCATCAACGACTACGTTGAACTCATCAAGCACTGCGAGCAGGGGGAAACGATCTTTGAGCGGTTCATCGACCCGCGTCTTGGAGCGGCGGAAAAGCAGTCAGCCGAAGGCGCCACCACCATCATAAGCGAGTTGGATGACGCCGGCATGGTCTTCCAGCCCGCACCCGGTGTGGAGATCGAGAACGGCATCCAACTTATCAATGGACTCTTGTCCTACGACGAGAAGCGCCCGTTATCGGCGCTGAACGCCCCAAAGCTGTACATCAGCGACCGCTGCCAGAACCTGATCTACTCGTTGCAGGAGTACACGGCCAAGGGCGGTAAGGACGAGGCGACCAAAGACCCAATCGACTGCCTACGTTACCTTTGCGTCTCCAACTGCGAGTTTGTGGACCCCCACGCCTCCGAACAGGTGGACGACCGGACTTGGAGCTATTGATTGCTTGCGCGTCTTTGTGATTGCGCCCATTAGGTGCGCTCATCAAGCCCATGAGTTCCATCGACGGCAACGCCACTTCCGTTCCCCCTGATCCCGGTCTCCAGTTAGCTCCTCCCGAGAACAAGGGGCCGGACTTCAACCTTCTCAAGAAGGCGTTTGAGGACTGTGTGCGTGATAACCAGCCGTTCATCGACCAATGCCGGCTGAATTACGAGACGCGCTACGCGATCTGGAACGGGCAGTCCGCTGACGGCAAGAAGCACGCCCGTGAGGGCAGCAAGGTCAGCCCGACGCCGTGGGATGGTGCGAGTGACCTCCGCGTTTTCCTTGTCGATAACATCATCAACAAGAAGGTCGCCATGGAGTGCATGGCGTTCAAGCGGGCGAACCTGACCGCCGTCCCCGTGGGCGCGGAGGACGGTGCTCGTAGCCAGTTGGTCAGTAACTTCATGCGCTGGCTGATCCAGACGCAGATCCCGGAGGTGGAGCGCGAAGTGGAGATGTGCTCCAACTACATGAACGAGAAGGGCGTGGCCGTCATGGGCCAGTTCTGGGAGAAACGTCGAGAGAAAGTTCTGGTCAACGTCCGTGTGCAGGATTTGCAGCAGCAGTTCCCGAACATCGACATCGTGGCGCTGATCGAGGACAAGAGCGCGGCGGATGACCTGAAGGCGATCTTCCAAGAGCAGTACGGCGCCTCCAAGGACAAGGCCGCCCGTATGCTGCGCGAACTGCGCGACAAGGGTGAGACCAGCGTGCCGATGGACGGTCCCGAGCGTTCGTATCCCGTTATCCGTGCGTTCAATCTGGACGAGCATGTCTTCATCCCGTCGTTCTCGACGGATCTGGAGCGTGCGCCCGGCATCTACCGCGTGGAGTACTTCACCGCCGAGCAACTGCGGGCGATGGTCAACACGGACGGCTGGGACGAGCAGTGGGTGGAGGCCGCGATCCAGAAGGTGCGCGGCAAACTGATCAGCATGTCTCCCAGCGAGTACATGCAGCCGATTTCCCGCTCGTTTGTCTACACGCAGCAGCGGTTCACGGATCGCATCGGTGTCGTCTACGCTTATCAGCGGTTGTCCGATGAGGACGGCACGCCGGGCATCTACTGCACGGTGTTCAACCCGATGCTGCCGCCCGACCAGAACCACGATGGTTGCGCGAAGACCGGCCTTCTTGGCTACGCCCACGGTGAGTATCCATTTGTTCTGTACAGGCGCGAGTACTTGAGCCGTAAGCTCCATGATTCCCGTGGTCTGCCCGAGCCGGGCAAGCCGTGGCAGGATCAGATCAAGGCGCACAAGGACTCCCGCATTGACGCCGCCTCCCTCGGCATCCTCCCTCCCATCTGCTACCCGCAGGGCCGCCCGCCGGGCCGTTGGGGTCCAGGTGCGATGATTTCGGAGCGGCGTCCGAACGAGTACCACTACGCCGACCGTCCGATACCGGACATGAATACGGACAAGTCCGAGCAACTGCTGGAGACTTCGTTCAAGGAGTACAACGGCTTTGCCAGCCGCGAAGGCGATCCCGCCATCGACCCGATCTACAACCAGTTTGAGGTCGATAAGTTCTTGGGCTGCCTAGCCAAGAGTTTCCGCCAAGTCTGGAAGCTCTACAAGCAGTACGGCATGGATCAGGTCACGTTCCGCGTGATGGGCGTCAAAGACCCCAACTTCCAGCTCTTCAACAAGGGCGACGTGAACGAGGAGTTTGACTTCTACCTCGCGTGGGATGTGCAGTCGCCGGACTTCAAGCGCATGAGCGAGAAGTGGACGGCGATCATCCAAGCCGCGCAGTCCCTCGACCGCGAAGGCGTCATCGACTGGTCCGCCCTCTGCACCGCGTTCGTGTCCACCATCGACCCGAACATTGCCGAGCGCATCATCCGTCCCGCGCAGCAAGGCCAGCAGCAGATCGTGCAGGACGAGCAGCAGGATCTGGCGCAGATTTTCGCTGGCATCCCGAAGAACATCAAGCCCGGCACTCCGCCGCAGATCGGCCTCCAAGTCATCCAGCAATACCTGCAACAGCCCGATGTTCAGCAGAGGTTTCAACAGGATCAGCCGTTCCGCGAGCGTCTGGAGGCGAGGGCCAAGCAGTACCAGTTCCAGCTCCAGCAGCAGCAGAACGCTGTCATTGGACGCCTCGGAGCGCAGATGCCAGGGCCGATGTCCGCCACCACTAGCACATGAAGAAACGCCGCGACCCGAATCTGACGTCAGCCGAGAAGTTTGGCCGGCTGCGTCAGGCGATGTTCCGTCTCGTTGGTAACGATGCTTTCCAAGATTTCGTGGAGGAGCTGCGCGAGATGCAGCACTCCACGATGATCGACCTCTGCGCTGACGCCGTGGTGAAGGATGAGCGGATGACGCTCGCCGCCACGGGTGAACTGCGGGCGTACTCGCAGATCATCGGCCTGTACGATGACTTCGTGCAGCAGCAGATGCAGCAGGCGGAAATCGACGCCGAGCAGCGTGCTGGATAAGCGTTGTTACTGCGGCAAGTAGCGCCGCTAATAATTCCTGTTGACAGATGGGTGCGTGAATCGCACCCGTAGCGTCACTTGGCATCCGCTAGGTAGTTCTTGGGACTCAAACCCATGCCCAAAGTTCTTGGGACTTAAACCCATGCCTAACGAAACAGTTGAAACGGCTCCTTCACAGCCCGCTGATGTGGCTCCGGCCACGGAGGCAAAAAATGATGCCCCGAAAAAGAGCAACTTGAGTGTCGCGCAAGCCGCGCAACGCCTCCTCAACATGGAGGCGGAAAACGCGAAGGCCCAACGACAGGCTGAACAAGCTGCTCCGGCGCGGGACCAAGCGCCAAACGATTCAGCCAACCCAGATGAGGCTACCGCCGAGTCTGCCGAGCCAAGCCAGCAGGCGGAAACGCCCGAAGGTGAGGCCGACGTTCCTTCTCAAGACGATTCCACCGAAGACGCCAAGACCGAGAAGAAGATAGAGAAGCGTATCGGGAAAGAGATTGCCAAGCGCAGGGCTTTGGAAGCCCAAGTGGCGGAATTGCAGGCGCAACTGACCCAAAAGGCCAGCCAACCCGAGCAAGCCGCCCAACCTGCACCCACCCAGCCGTTGCCCAGCAATGTGCCGTTGGCGCAGATTGAGGACTTCCAGTCGCTCCAGACCTTGAGAGATCAAGCGAAGGAGGCGAAACGCTTTGCCCAAGAGCAACTTGACCGGGATGATTTCGAGCCTGTCCGCGTGGGTGATACCGTGCTAGGCAGACCCGAACTCAAGGCGATCCTCCGTAACGCGGAGAAGACCCTTGATGATGATATTCCCGCCCGAGCGCAGTTCCTGACGCAGAAGCAGGAGGCACAAAAACTTGCTCATCAGATGTTTCCATATCTGAAGAACAAGGAAACGCCCGAGTACGTCCTCGCCCAGCAAGCATTGTCACAGATGCCCTGGATGCGGAACTTGCCCAATGCCGACTGGATCATCGGGGTGCAGATAGAGGGGTTGAAAGCCCTAGAGGCGAAGCAGAAGGCGAAACCAGAATCCAAGCCAAAGCCCGCCATGAGCAGCAAGCCCCCCGCGAGTCAGTCAGTCGTATCTTCAGCCGGCGGCGATGTTCGTGCTCCAAGCGCGACCAAAGCAGCCAATCAGATCGAAGCTCTTCGGATGCAGTTGTCCAAGAAAGGCGGCGTCACGGCAAATGAAGCAGCAGCGTTTCTTCTGGCCCGTGAAAAAGCTAAACTCAACCGATAACCTTCGTTAGTCATGGCCCTATCAACCACTTACAACGTAGCGGGAGATCGTGAAGATCTTACCGACTTCCTCACCATCCTCGCCCCCGAGGATACTCCGAAGATCTCGACCTTCGCCAAGACCAAGCGCATGACGAATGCGTATCAGGAGTGGCAGGTTGACACCTTGAGCCCCGTCTCGTTCGGCGGCGTGCTCGAAGGTCAGGACGTCCTGGCCTTCTCCAACCAAGCCGTTAATCGCGCTCGTCTGGGCAATTACGTCCAGCAGTTCCGCGAGCAATGGATGGTCTCCCGCCTCCAAGAGGCTTCCGACGTCGCTGGCGTGTCCAGCGAGGTTGCGAACGCCAAGATGAAGGCGATGCGCGAGATCAAGCGCGACATCGAAGCCTGCATCGGCTCCGACAATGATCGCCAGCAAGAGGCTCCTCCGGCGCCTTACAAGCTGCGCGCTCTCGGCAAGTGGATCAGCAACACGCCCGGTTCGGACGTGCCTGCCGCTTTCCGCACCCCCACGGGCAACATCAACAGCACCGCCACCGGTTCGCTGTCGGAGTCTGCCTTCAACGACGTCTTCCAGTCGATCTTCCAACAGGTCGGCGGCCGTCGCTCCTACACCCTGTTCGCTGGTCCGTCGCTCAAGCGTGCGATTTCCAAGTTCCAGCGTTCCGAGGGTTCGTCCGGCACCACGAAGACCTATCAGGTCACGCAGGATGCCTCCGAGCACCAGATCGACCTCGATGTCACGATGTACGTCGGTGACTTCCATACCGTCACCATCGTGCCTGACCTCTTCAACGGTATCCTCGATGGAGCTGATCCGTCGAGCACCAGCGATGTGCAGAAGGCCCGTGGCTACGTTATCGACCCCGAGCTGGTCGGCATCGGCTATATGCTCGGTATCGAGTCCAACGAGCTGCCCGACCTCGGCGGTGGCCGTCGTGGCTTCATCCTCGCGGCCCTGACCCTCATGGTCAAGAACCCGCTCGGCCTCGGCAAGTTCGCCGGCTCGTCCTGATCATCCAGCCAACATTAACATAGGAGACTACTACCATGGCTGATTTCCCGATTACCATCGCCCGCAACCGCACCAACAGCCTGTCCCTCCAGGAGCAGGCTCGCGGTTTCTCGCACAAGTTCAACGTCAAGGCTGCCGACATCGCCGTTGCCACGGCTACCGGTTCGTCTGACACGGTGACCGTCACGCTGGGCTCCCTGCCCTCGAAGTACGTCCTCAATAACGCTCTGGTGAACATCACCACGGCGTTTGCGGGTACGACTGCCCTGACGGTTGTCGTTGGCACCACCACCACGACCAACAGCCTCGTCACGTCGCAATCCGTGCTGACGGCTGGTGTTCTGGCCGGCGTTCCGACGACTGCCACGATCCGCACCGCTACGGCGTCTGCGAACCTCGTTGCGGTCTTCACGAACGCCACCGGTGGTTCCCCGTCCGCCCTGACGGCTGGCGAGTTGGACATCTACCTGAACATCGTGGATCTCACGACTCCCGATAAGCTCGGATAACCCGAGATACTACTGGGGGCATCCCGAAAGGGCTCTGCCCCTCCCTCTTTTATGGTGAGCGAGAGCGGCATAGTCACCCAAGTTCCCAAGGAGTTCGTCCGCAAGTGGTGGGGCGAGATCGTGAACGGTCTCCCAGACGAGAAGGCCAAGGTCCATGAAGACCAAGCCCGTCTGGCCGCCAAGATGCGCGAACAAGGCTCCGTCCGCATGGATGGGTTGGGACAGATGGCCGCCCGCATCAACAGTCGCTTGTTTTTCCGGCTACAAGCGCAGCATGGCAATAATGTCCATGAGTGGATGCCGGAGTATTTGAAGGACAACCCGCATCTGTGCGCGGTTGGCTACCGCCCGAAGGTCAACCCCGCCCGGCATGGGCTGACGGGTGGCTGGATGGGTAAGCAGAAAGACGCTTGAGGACGACCCCGTACAGCACGGCTTTGTCGCAGCTTTGCGGCCTGATTGGCGTGCCGACAAGCCGTCTGACGACGGAACTCGCCTCCAGCCTCAACACGCTGTTTAACGCGAATGTACGGCAGGTCTGGGGCGCCGGTAACTGGCCCGATCTGTCCATCTGGGGTGAGGCACGGTTTGCGGGTAACCTGCTGACGTACCCGAACGATGTGGCCCAGACGTCCAACTGGACGGCTACGAATGTTACGGTTACGGCCAACTCCATCAATAACCCCGCTGATAACCGGGTTACGGCCAGCAAACTGCTGGAGACGGTCACGAACGGGCAGCACAAGGTAGCCCAGACGGTTACTGGCTTCCCGAGCACGGACTACCAGGCGTCGGTGTATGCCCGTCCCAATGGACGTAATTACATCCAGATGGTGGTAAATGACGGCACGACCAGCTTCAGCACGTTCTTTGACGTGCAGGCTGGCACGATTGGCACGCAGGCCAACGTGACGTCCGCCAACATCCAGCAATGCCCGAACGGGTTCTTCCTCTGCACGATCACGTTTACGACCGGCACCGCTTGCACCAGCCTCGCCTACTCCGTGGGTATTTCCACGGATGGCAGCACGGTGTCCTACGCGGGCGACGTGACCAAGGGCGTTTACCTCTGGGGCAACCTGATAGTGCAGCAGACGAATGTCAGCCCCAACCAGTTCATCGTCCCGTACGACCAGACTGGCGAGAAGGTGATTGATGTCCTCTTCCAAGCGTGGATCGACAATCCCGCGATGGTTACCTACCCCCGTCCCCAAGGCTTTGTGGTAACGACCGAGGGGTTCCAGATGATTTCCACGGCTGGTGGCTTCATGGGGACGAATGGCTACGTCTCGTACAACACCAATCCTGCCAACCCGGTCTACCTGTTCTACCGCCGTGCTCCTTACACCTACGCTGGGGACACGTTCAGCGCCACCGCCACCTACGTTGCCGGTCAGTACGTCTACTACACCCGGACCACGGGGGCGCAGGCGGGTACATCCGATTACTGGAAGTGCTTAAGCGCCACCACGGCCGGCCAAGATCCCGAGGACACTCCGTCCAAGTGGGAACTGCAAGAGCTGCCCGAGGCGTTGTCCGGTATCTTGGTCTGGCAGACATTCGGAGACTGGCTGACGCAGGATGGACAGATGGAGAAGGCGGCGTCCGCCTACCAGACCGCAGAACTGAAGAAGCTCAACGAATGGGACCGCATCGAGCGGCAGATGCCCGATAACTTCCAAGTCAACGTCTACACCCACGTCACCAGCCAGAATCGCTCTTGGTAACCTTTTACTGCCATGTCCTCATTCAATCTTAACAACATCTTCCCGAAACCGGCCTATTATCGCAATAGTGCGGTTGCCGACCAGCGTCTGACTGTGGATAACACAGCAGGTGGCGTGCAGTTCAGCGCCTTCAACGAAACAACCAACATGGTGGTACTGGACGTGCAAGATGCCGATGTGATGTGCACTTTTGACGGGTCTGCCCCGACGACTACCAACGGTCACCGTCTCGCTAGCGGTACGCAGTACACTTGGTCAACCGCTGCCGCTGCCGCCGCCAAGTTTATTCGTCAGGGCACGACCAACGCCGCCATCCACGCCAGCGAGTTTCAGCTCTGACGATCATGTTTGGATCGTACCTCAGTCCAATCAACAAGCGATTGGCTATCGGCGTCAACGATTGCATGTTGACGAGTGGAAGGTCCGTAACGCCCGTCGTTCCTTTTACTCCGCTGTCTTTGTTCGCCTCCGGCGAGCAAGGTGCATGGTACGATCCGTCGGACCTGACGACCATGTTTGAGGACTCGGCTGGTACGACGGCGGTTCATACCCCCGGCAATGGCGTTGCTGATAGTCCGGTAGGCTTGTTATTTGACAAGCATTCGGGTGCGGTTGGAACCAATGGCGCATATAGTTATAATAAACTATTGTATACGGAAGAATTTAACAACGCCTATTGGACAACGGAACAAGCATCTATCGGTGTTAATCAAACGTTGGCTCCCAATGACACGCTGACCGCCGACAGCTTGCAAGAAAGCGTTACAAATTCGCGCCATATTGTTTATCGAAATGCCACAGTGTCTTCAGGCAATAACACGTTTTCCGTGGCCGCAAAGGCCAATACGAGATCATTTCTAGCGCTTAGTCTTAATACTGGAGGGCCTGCATTTACGGCAATATTCGATTTAACTAACGGAACCGTTACAACAACGAGAAATAACTTAGCCACAGGAACAGGAGCAAGTATTACAGATCTAGGAAACGGCTGGTATCGCTGTTCTGTTCGTCGAGATATCACATCAAATCCTGATTGTGTTATTTGTTTATCAGATACAGGAACCCCAACATCGTGGGTTTATGACACGCCAACATACCAAGGCAATGGATCCTCAAACCTTTTTATTTGGGGAGCGCAAATAGCTTTAACGTCCGCGCCGTCAACATATCAGAAAATTACATCAAACTGGGTTGCTACTATTGCAGGAAATCATGCTACTCAATCAACTAGCACGGCGCGGCCTTCTTTATCGGCAAGGTATAATTTGTTGATCGCTACGGAAGATTTAAGTCCATGGCAAAAATACACTGCAACTGTAACGGGAAATACTACAACCGATCCAAACGGGTTACTGACAGCCGATACACTTACAGCATCAGCCGGTTCTGGGGCGCATAATGTACAACAGCAGGTAACTAGTCCTAGTAACACGCAACTTACGATTTCCATTGCGTGTAAATACAATAATAATCAATGGATTGCTGTTTCCACATACGATTCAGCGTGGAAATCTGCATTATTTGATGTGCAAAACGGCGTATTGGGAACAGCCGTTTCTGCTGGAGTAAGTCGTTCAATAACAAGCCTAGGAAACGGCTGGTATCGTTGTTCAATTACATATACGTCTGTAGCGGCAAATGCTTATTTAAGCGTTCATTTAAGACAGTCGGATACATTGTCGGATACGTTTACTGCAACTGGCACCGAAGCAGTTTATCTTTGGGGCGCCGATCTGCGCGTAACCAATGACGGCGTAAACCTGCCCTCCTACCAACGTGTGGTGGATGCAAACACCTACGACAGCGTTGGGTTCCCGTATTACTTGAAAAGCGATGGCGTGGATGATTGCTTGCTGACCGGCAGCATTGACTTCACTGGAACAAATAAGGTCACGGTATTTGGCGGCATTCGCAAATTGAGCGACGCTTCATTGTCCGTTGTCACCGAGCTTGGCGCAACAGTAGCCAGCACTAATGGCACGTTTGCGTTGACGGCTCCAAACTCCGCCGCCGCTAACCTTAACTTCTCGTCTCGCGGCACGACCACGGTGGACAACACCGTTACGACGTACACTTCGCCAATCACCAACGTCATTACCGGCATTGGTGACATTTCGGCTCCAAACAATCAGATCCGCGTCAATGGTGCGGTAGCTGGAACGTCAACCAGTTCGCAAGGCACGGGCAACTACAGCAATAGCGCACTTTACTTGATGCGTCGTAACAATGCTTCGGCTCCGTTTAACGGACGCACGTTTAGCATGATTGTTCGTGGTGCTTCCAGTACGGCTACGGAAGTCATCAATGCTGAAACTTGGGTGAACACTAAGACGAAAGCCTATTAACATGGACACTTGGGCATTTCGGACGATGATCGTTCCCTCCGACTACCAGCAGTTCGCCAGCACGCTTGCGTCCGCTGTCGGCGGCCTAGCTGGCGAGGGAATGTTCATCGTCGGGCTGTCGGTAGACGGATCGGAGCCCGCGACCAACTACGTCTCTTCGGGCTACATTGGATCCGACTTTGCCGCATTGCTTCCGCTGGACACCTACACAACGGAGATTGACCCGCAGACGGGTCAGCCAGTCGTTATCCACACGCACAAGGACGGCAATCCCGCTGCCGTCGCTGCCGCGGCGAATCAGGCCGGTCTGCCCGTTACCGTGCAGCAAGTCACCAACCTCTTCAACGCCAGCGATGTTACCGAGCAAGACCCATTTGTGGCGTTTGCCAGACTGAACCTTCAGCTCGTTCAGCAACCGTTTCCATCAACCAACGGTTAGTGCGCTTGCTCTGGCATGAACCGCTACCGCTCATACGGTAATCTGGACGACCAACCGCTGTCGGTGGGCGATAACTCGTTCATTGGCGTGGACGAGTACAACGCGCCCGAGAACATCAAGCCGGGTAACGTCCAGAAAGCGGTAAACCACGACTTCACGTCGCAGGATGGGAATACGCGGGGCGGATTCGTGTGTATGCCAGAACTGGGCGCAAATCCGTTTGGCCAGATTTGGACGGAACGGGCAGGTGGAACCACCACGGATTTCAAGGCTGTTGCTTACGGCAACGGGTTCTTTTTGGCGGCTGGCTTTGGCGAGGTGATTAAGTCCACAGATGGCATCACTTGGACGACATCAGCCACACCTTCCAATATTTCAATCGCATCCATTGGTTTTGGCAATGGAGTCTTTATTGCAACAGGGCAGGGCGTTGCCAACAATGCTTGCATACTTCGTTCCACAGATGGGATAACATGGACGGCGGTGGCAACAGCTCCTGCTGATAATCGTAACTACGCAGTAGTTCAGTATGGAGATGGAACCTGGGTTTCCTTTAGCACCAGTGGCTATTTGGTTTACAGTACGGACGACGGTCTGACATGGAGCACGGCAACTTTCATTAGCGGAACGACCAATGCCACAGGATTGGCATACGGTAATGGTGCATTTATTTTGGCCGTTGTTCTTGGGCGGGTGTACAAGAGCTACGACGGCATAACATGGACTCGCATAACAAGTGTTCCTGTAGAGTTATTCACAGATTGTGCGTTTGGTAATCAACTCTTTGTCCTACTTGGAAATGCCGGAGTAGTTTACATATCCTCCGATTTGGATACTTGGACGAAAACGCGAGACGCTGACAATCCTACGGCATTTTGGACTTCGATCTTATTTGATAATGGAAGGTTTTTGGCCGTTTCCGAAGCGTACATTAGCGCTCCTGCGCGGGTAATGAGTTCCATCTCTGGATCGGGATGGACTTTTGCGCCAACGATACCGCAACAGGATTGGCAGGATATCATCTGTGGAGGCGACATTTGCGTGGCCGTAGGGCTGGGCGGAGCGATAATGACCTCCAAGAACGCCACGTCTTCCATTTTTGCCTCTGGCATCTATTCCGACCCCAACAACGTCGGGGAAACGTGGATGATGATGGTGGGTTACGACGAGGTTGGCTTCTTCGCCAACGGTCGTACCCAGAAGACAATCAGTTTGGGAAGCTACACGGTCACGGAAGAATCCACGATTGTTCAGGCCAACAACTACGTCTACATCTTCCGGGGGCCGGACCAGACCCCGCTGTACTGGGATGGTAACTGGAACGGGACGTTCGCCCTTGTCCCCGATACCAACCTTCCTGACTCATTTGAGTCGATTCCGAACAGCAACCAAGCCACCTACTACCAGAACCGGCTTTGGGTCGTAAAAGGCAAGGACGGGCTGGCTGCGTCGGACGTGCTGGAGTTCACGGACTACGACCCGCTGGCGAATGAGTTTAACCTTAACACGGGCAACTCGGACTACATCGTAGCCACCTACCCTTTCGGCCAGAACAGCCTAGTCGCCTTCAAGAACAAGTCGATCCTCCTGCTCCAGAACGTCGAGGGCAGCCTGTCCGACGTAACGGTCACCGAGATCACCCGCCAAGTGGGTGTAGTAGGCATTAACGGGGTTACGTCAATCGGCCCGGACTTGGCCTACGTCAGCAACCGGAACATCAACCTGCTGACGCTGACGTCCACCAACAACGCCCTCCAGCACAAGATCCTGCCCCTTTCGACCCGCATCCGTAAGATCATGGATCGGGTCAACTGGGAGGTGGGCTACAAGATCAGCTTGGGGTACTGGAACAACAAGCTGTACGTCGCCCTCCCGCTGGACAACAGCTTGGTCTGCAATGCCGTGGTGGTCTACAACTTCACCACGGAGAACTGGTACGGTGAGTGGGCGTTCGCGGACACGCTCAACATGTGCATCCAAGGCTGGCAGGTAGTGAACTACTTTGGGCTGCAACGGATGCACGCCATCACGGAGGATGGGCGGATTTTCGTCACGGATGAGGGGCAAAACGACATCAGCGGGACGACGGTAGCCGAGATCAGCACCCAGCTTGTCACCCGTGCCTACGACACGGACAACCTGAACCACTTCCAGCGGCGGATCTACCTAGATGTGGCTACCAACCGCCCCAAGTTCTCCGTGTCTTCGTTAACGGAGGGCGCGAACGAGGAAAGCGTGCTGTTGACGGACCAGACGTATAGCCGGTCAGAGACTTGGAAGTTTGCGGATTCCGCTTACGACCTAACCAACGCTAACAACGACTACAATCGGGCGTACCGGAAGGATTATGCGGTTGGAACCTTACCGAACGCTGGGCAAACGCCTGGACTTCCTTCCGATGGCCTGCAATGCGGCACCGGCTTTGAGCCCGAGATGACGCAGGAACTGCGGCTCCCGCTGATGACCCGCCGTCAGGGCCGGTTAAGCTGGATTGAAGTGACGAACACCCAAGGCTTTATCAGCGTCATGTCGCTCGGCTACGAGACCCGAGCCGGTCAGCGAGCCAACCTTGTACAAGTCTAACGACCTTCACTACCATGCCAACTGTTAGTCCAGGCTACACTTTCACCGGCACAAACGACCCGATCACCTACACCAAGCTAAACCTGTTGGGTCAGCCGACGGTGGCGGCGGTGGGGCCGAACGACGTTACGACCACGACTATCGCTAATCTGGCGGTGACTACGGCAAAGATCGCCGACGATGCTGTGACCACGGCAAAGATTGCCGATGATGCGGTGACGACGGACCAGATCGCTTCGGGGAACACCTACGATGCCGCCACGCTGTCGGGCGGCACGACCATCACGCAAGGAACGCCCCTTTACGAGACATACAGCACGGTTAGCTTTGGCTCTCCGATCAGCCTGACGTTTACGGCTACGGACGGAAACACTCGCCGCATTGCTTGCAGTAGCAGCACGGCGGCTACCATCAACGCCGCTACGGTTCCCCGTGCTGGATACGCGCTTCAGCTTTCATTCACCACGGATGCCACGGGTGGCAACGTCATCACGTTTGGAACAAACTTTAAGACCACGGGAACGTACACGCTGACTGGAGCGAGCAAGTACTTCCAAATCACGTTCATCTCTGACGGAACCAATCTCTTGGAGGTCAGCCGTACCGCTGCTGTCGGATAATGGCTATCAAACTTCCAGCTTACGGGTTTGAAGACGTAATGGACGATGAGTCCTACGGGACAAACCCCGCTGGAGAAGACATTACTCAAAACGAGATTCAAGAACAAGAGGGAGAAGCCATGGCTGAACCAACAAAATTCCTAGTCGAAAACGAAGCTATCAGCCAAGGCGGCGGCCTCGGCAGCATGTTCGACTTCAGCTCTGGCGGCAGCATCTTCAGCGTCCCAAGCAGCATCCTTGGTGGTTCCGACGTCACGGGTTTTGGTACGCCAACCTTCCTTGGCGGTGCTGGGCCGACGTTTAGCGTTCCGTTTACTGGGAGCACTCTGGCTGGTGCCGGCTTGGGGCCGGGCGAGATGTCGTTCTTCCAGCCCAGCGGTCAGATCGCACCCGGCAGCACCTACATCGCTCCGGCTGATTTTGCCGTGGGAGGCGGTAATCCGTTCGCCACATTCGGCACTGCTCCGCTGGAACGGATTGACCTCGGAGAAACTGGTGGTGCCGACATGACCGGCGTTACCTTGCAAGGCACGCCTTATCGCAATGTCGGGATTGACCAAACTGTTGTTCCTGCGGGAGCAGCCGGTTCCGATGTTTTAACCACGACCGGCGCCCAAACGCCGACCGTCACGGCTGGCAGTGATGTTGTGACTACGGGGGCTGAAGGCGGTGGCGTTACACGCCTTGATCCATTTGTTGTTTCTGGAACAAAACCTCCCGGCGGCACAATAAACTTGAGTGACATTTACACGCCGGGGCCGACCGGCGGTAGTGCATTGCTTGGAGGCGTTAGTACATCTGCCCCCGGTGCTACCGTGGTCATGGACCCGTTCCAAGTTACGGGAACACGGGAACCTGCTCAATTCACGCTCAATTTGGCCCCCGGGACCACCCAGCCAACTGCTGGAGGCACCGATGCTGGCGTTCAGACGTTGCCGACGATGGTAGTGTCGGAAACCCGCCAGACGACGCCTACGGCTACCCCAGAGCAGATGCGCGACTTGCTGAATCAAGCGACGCAGGCTTGGGGCCAAACGCTGACACTTCCCCCGGTAACGGTCGGAACTGGTGGCACGGTGACACCGGAACCCGTAACGACGACGATTCCTCCCGTTACGCCTCCTCCGATAGCTCCGATCATTCCGCCGGCTGTGTCCGTGCCGACGACGACCACCCCAACGCCCACTGTTCCGACGCCGCTGCCGTCAACGCCTGCACCAACCACGGTGACTGGTGGCACAACGACGCCAACCACCACAACAACCTCTTCCGCCATGACTCAACGTGACATTGCCGCAGAGCTGGCGAAGACGATGCCCGCTCTCCAGCAGTACCAAGGCGCCATCCAGAAGATGTATGGCGACCTGTACAGCCAGTTCCTGCCCAAAGGCATTAGCCAGACGGAGCAGGGGCTGATTAACCAGTACCAGAGCGATCTTGCCCGCTTGCAGCAACGGCAGGCTGGTATGCTGTCCCCCGAGGACGTTCGTCAGGCCCAGCAGTCAGCCCGTGAGGCTTATGGCGCCCGTGGTCAGGTAATGGGTCCGGGAGCGATTGGAGCCGAGATCCTTAACCGTGAGGCCATCCGCCAGCAACGGGAGGATCAAGCCCGTGCTGCTCTCCAGCAGAGCTACGGCAACATACTGAACATGTCCAACATCCAGACGGGCAACTTGTTCAGCCCGATTGCCAGCCTAATGGGATCCACGTTCAACCCGCTCGGTGCCTACCCGGCTGACGTCTACGGAACAAACGTCAACGCCCAGCTTGCCCGCGAGATTGCCCAGAAGAACTACGAAGCTGCGATTGAATCTGCTCGTTTGTCTGGTGCAGCTGGTCGTTCGGCTTCCACTACATCCGCAGCGGGTCAGATCGGTGCTGCTGCTCTTCCCTACCTGCTTTCCAGCATCTTCTGTTGGGTCGCCCGCGAGGTTTACGGCGAAGACAACCCGAAGTGGATGCAGTTCCGCGATTGGATGTTCCGCCATGCGCCCGCTTGGTTCTTCAACTTCTACCTAGAGAATGGCGAGAAGATCGCTGCTTGGTTAAAGCGCCATCCGTGGGCGAAACGTCCGATCCGCATGTGGATGGACAGCCGTATCCGTTCGATGGAAAAACGTGAACTGGCACTGAAGGAGGCCGTTTAAGATGCCCTACGCACCTGGAATCCAAGACATCAGCGGTCAGCTCATAGCGCAGGGCATGTCCCAAGCCGGGGCAGCCCGTGCGCGGGCGATTGAGAGCCTAGGGGAGAGCATCTCCGGTGGCATCAGGCAGTACCAGCAGAACCAACTATTTACCCAGCAAGCTCTGGGCAAGTTTGGTCAGGGGCTGATGGATCCCACGTTCCAAAAGTACGTCAATCAAATCGTAAACGACGATCCCAATGCCCCGCAGGTGCCAGATGCGCTGAAGAAGGCGTTCAAAAACGCGGCGGCCGGCAAGCCCGACATTTACGATGCTGCTTTGCTTGGGACGGCGGCTGAAGGGTATCAACAGAACAAAGCACGGGTGGCGCAGACCGCTTTGGTTCAAGCGCAAGTCGATGAGATGCGTGCGGAGATGGGCCGTCGGCAAGCTGTTGCACGGATGCTGGGACTTCCTACTGGAGAGCTTCCGGTTGAGCCCACCGTTTCTGGGCGTCCAGCAATGCCTCCTGCGCCTGCTCTTCCCGCTGGTGCTCCTCCGGTTGCTGCTGAAGCACCAGCAGCGCCTCAAGAACCTACCCCTGTAGCTCCACCGCGTGCTCCAGCAGAAGCCCCTCCGTCGGTTCAAGCTGCCATTCGCGGTCTTGAAGCCTTCGCCCCTGACATTGCTCAACAGGCGCAACGTGAGGCTGCGTTGAAGTTCCTGTCCTCTGGGCAATACTCCGATCCTACGCTGATTGCTCAACGCCTAGTAGCGGAAAAACGGAAGCAATCGGCTGAAGAGCGTCAGATGACGCTTGATGAAGCAAAGCAGCAACAAGAGGCGTTTAATGAAAGCCAGAAGGGTCTTCCGCCAGGACAGCGACGAGCCGCTACTGTCAAGGAGTCGGGAACTAGTGGTTATTATGTCCTAAACATCGGCATTGCCGAGCTAACTCCTCTGGAAAAAAAGCAACTTGAAGCGGAAACAAAGCAAGAGGAGTTTCGACTCGCTCGCATTAATGATCGCATAAAGGCAGACATAGCAACCGCTCAAGCCGACCGTTTGATTGCTCCAGCAGTAGCCAACCTTGAGCGTATCATTAGGGAAGGAAGCCTTGATGAAGGCGCTTTTGCTACCGTAAAAGCCAACATCATGAATTTCGGGAAAGCACTAAACTTCCCGATTGATGAACGAAAGCTGTCAGACACCCAGCAGGCTTTGGCTTACTTCGGCCAGATCGTTCTTCCCACGTTTGCCGCCACCAAGGGAAGCATTTCCGATAAGGAAACGGAGTTGTTTAGGTCTTGGAATCCGCAACTTGGTTTAAGCAACAAGGCTAATCTTGAGCTTCTTGGTGTGCTTCAAAAACGCATCAATTTGAACCGAGAGATGGAGTCGTTGGCTAACAAGGTTGATGCTCAAGAGATCAGCGAGAAGGATTACATGAACCGTCGTAACAAGCTGATTAAGGCCTACGACGATTCGATCCCGTCCGCCAACGAACTGCGGGAACGCTCTGGCGTGCGCGATCAGCCAATCGCTGAAGGTCTTGGAGTTGGGACCAGCGGTGAACCCGCTGCCACCACGCAGCCCGTGACCAATGCCAGCTCAATGTTCAATACGCTTCTGCAAAAGGCCAAGAAAGGGCAGACACAATGAACCCAATGGAAGACGACATTGAGAGTAAGGCGTTGGAATTGGCAAAGGCTGGCGTTGCTCAAAGCGACATCGAAGCGTGGATTGATGTTGCTCGCAAAGAGCGGGACTCGTCGGCGCCAAAAGTTGCTGCTCAATCCGGGCCTTCTACTTCCGATCAACTAAAGGCCGATGTGGGATACCTAGGCAAGACGGGTGGAGAGATGGCCGCCCGAGGAGCTGCTATTGCCGCTGGTCAAGGGGCGGGCCTTCGTCTTCCTGGTGCAATGAAGGCTATTGGCGTTCCGGCTGGCGGAGCGATTTCGGCTGCAATGACCGATGTTGCCTTGCAGCGCATGAGCGGAAAGCCCTACAGCTTGGGTCAGACTATTGAGGAGGCTGCTATTGGAACGCTTCCGGGCATATCCGCGACCCCAGCAGGAATGGCTACGGCCAGAAGCGCCATTCAAGCTGCTCCCAAGGTTTTGGAGTACTTTGCCTCACCCCAAGGCTTTCGCACTTTGGGGACGTTGATGGCTGGAAAAACAGCCAAAACGATGACCGAGGAAGGTCGTGTTCCCACCATGGGAGAAGCGGCTTTGGTTGTAGGAGGTGCAGCCGTTGCTGGAAAGACCTCGGTAGTTCCGCCAACTAAAGGCCAGATCGAACAAGCCAAACGGGCTGTTGATGATGCGGTCACGAATACTAACGTAAAGGAATGGCTGTCCAAGGGAGGGAAAATTGACCCGACTTTGAGTTACCGCGATTCAGCGGTTAATCGGGGCGTCTCTACTGTGGCCGGACCTAGTTCCGTTCAGCGTGAGGCTAATGCCGAGAACGCACGGGTCGTTAATCGCCTTGCCCGCGAGGAGATGGGATTCCCCGAGACACAATCGTTGGCACCCATCAACTTCACGGATCTGATCGTGAAGAAGTCCCAGTCGCTGCGTGATGTGGAATCGCTCGGTAGCAACTTCAAGGACCAAGTGAATGTTGTTCGCATGGCCCGCGAGGAGTCCAGCAACGCTTGGAAGGGCTACACAGCATCGGCTGCCAAAGGCAAACCCGACACCGCCGCCCGTGAGGAGGCTAAACAACTCACCGCAAAGGCTGTTCAAGAAGAGGGCAATCTTGAGCAGATGCTTTTGAAGGCCGGTGAAAAAGACCTACTGTCCCAGTGGAAGTCAGACCGTAAGATTCTGGCCAAGATTTACGGCTACCGCGATGCGCTGATTGAGGGAAACATTTCCCCTGGCATCATCTCCGACCAGAAGTCCATCCAGCGTCGTTACGTTGACGGCAACTTTGACCTAATTGCCCGATTCCACGATACGATGCCTAAAGTTATGCGGGACATCACCGACGTCCAAGTCGTTGAGCAAAACATCCCGCAAATGCTGCAACGTGGAGCGGCAGCTACCGCAGCCATAACCGGCGCTGCTCAACTCGGCGCCAGTCCATTGGCGACCGCTGGAATTGGTATGCTCGGCGCAGCCTCACCGGAAATCGCCCGCAAGATTGCCATGAATCCCTTCTATCAGCGGGCGATGGCGGCTCCTCGCTACGGTGCTGAAGATCCAGCCTTTGCGTCCTCGTTGGCCCGTTTTGCGGGTATCCGCGCAGCTTCCCAATAATACCATGCCCTTTCGCTCAAAAGCCCAGTCCCGAGCCTGCTTCGCTTCCGGTGGCTTCGACGGCTCCGTCGATTGCATGAAGTGGGCGAAGTCCACCCAATACAAGAAGTTGCCTGCCCGCGTGAAGAAGCCAAAGAAGAAATAATCTCCTACCATGAAAAACGGTCTACCTAGGTCCAACAACGGTCCCTGCCAGTGCTCACCCCAGAAGGGTGATAGCCTCCAGGGCATTCCCGATCACGTTCAGCGGCCCGCCCGCAAGGAAGTGAGCGTCAAAGCCATCGGCCCCAACATGAAACTGTCCAACGGCGGCTACAAGGTCGTCGAAGTCCGCTCCGGTGGTGAGCCGGTGGGGATGGGAGAGGGCCGGAAGATGCGGAAGCGGGAGATGGACTACGAAGACGACGAGGATTGATCCCTAGCCTGCCATGCTCGATCTACTGACCAATGCCTTGGGTGGTGGTGCGCTGGGCGTCCTGCTCCGCATCGGCAATGGCTTTTTCGAGACATGGCGGGCGGACAAGGAGAGCAAGCTGAAGATCGAGGAGGCGAAGGCCATGGCAGCCATCGCAGCGGACAAGGCGGCTTGGGATGCTTTCACTGCTTCCCAAGCACAGGCGACTCCGCCCTCCAACACGCCCGGCTGGGCAGCCGCCATCCTGACGCTTTTCCGGCCCTTCATCACCCTGTTGCTGCTCATCATCACAGCAGTGATCTTCTTCAACGTAACGGGGCAGGAACAGGCGGATATGGTCGATGAGTTCCAGTTCGCCGCCATGAACTGCATCGGCTGGTGGTTCGGCGACCGAATGGTGAGGAAGAAATGAGCATCGACACCCACATCGAGACGGCCAAGGAGGTGGCCGGTAAGTCGATTGGCCGGTATGGGCTGGGATACATCACCGGGATTGTGCTGATTGGCGTGGGGGCGTCCGCTTTCCTGCCCGAAGCCGCCATTACTGCGGTGATGACCATGATCGGCGGGGCGCTGGTGGCCTTGATCAACATGATGCAGGGCATCACGGGTACGCGGGACAAGGAGGAAAAGCCCGAGTACAAGATCATCGGGGAACTCATTGAACGCTTGGAGTCGAGCAATGAGCCCATGTCAGTCACCGTAGATGGACACAAAGTGATCGTCCAGAAGGGCGGATCTACGTTTAAGGCCAATAAACAATGAACAGCCTGCGCCCAACCGACGTCATAGCGGCCTCCATGCCGACCGTATCCGCCACCGTAGTGGCCCAGGCTAACCAATGGGCGGGCCTCATTGGGTCTCTTGTGGGCATCGCCTACCTGTTATGGCGCTGGAGGCGGGAAGCCGCTGAAAAGTGAAGGGTGACCGCAGGTTTGTCGTCGTCTCCGACAACCACGGGGACATGCTGGACGAGGTGGCTGGAAGGGCGCTGGAATCGTTTTTAAGCGACTTTAAGCCAGAGGTCAGGGTCCACGCAGGGGATAACTGGGACTTCCGCAATTTGAGGCGGGGAGCTACGGATGACGAGCGGGCAGCCAGCCTAGTGGATGACTGGGAGGCTGGGACGGAGTTCCTTGCCCAGTTGTTTGCCGGCGGGAAGGAGAACTGGTTCCTGCGGGGCAACCATGACGAGCGGCTGTGGATGTTCGCCCACAGCGCCACTGGGCTCCTGCGGGACTACGCCACGGATGGGATCAAGCGTGTTGAAGGTTTAATGCGGAAGTCCCATGCAAAGATGTTGCCTTATGATTCCGCCCTAGGGGTGTTGGATCTAGGCAAGCTGCGGGTGCTGCATGGATACCACACGGGTACCGCTGCCTGCCGGTCCCATGCGAACGTCTACGGGAACTGCCTGTTCGGCCACGTCCACAGCATTGAGGTGGCTGCGGTGGCATCCTTCCAGCCGGCGGAGGCTAGGAGCATCGGTTGCCTTTGTAAGCGTGACATGGACTATGTGGCGGCTAAAACGGGGAAGTTGCGGTGGGGCCATGGCTGGGCGGCTGGCATCCTCCACGGTGACGGAAGCTACACACTCACACAGATCAGGCGTATCAATGACACATTCACCGCACCGACGGCGTTCAAAAGCTATTAGTTGGGCCGCAAAGTTTGCGGAGATGCAGGAGGAACAAACGGGTAGGCCGGAGGAGGGCTTCTACACCACGGCGGAATGGGCGGAGAAGATCCACCGGAGCACCCCGCAGGCATCTCGGCTCTTGCGGAACGCCATCAGGGATGGAGCGGCGGAGATGCGGATGTACAAGGTGCAGGTTGGCCGGTGGAAGCGCCCCATACCGCATTACCGGCTCATTCAACCCGTTCGATCAAAACGTGGGTGTTCCGGTACGGCTTCTTGACCTGGTACTGGCGGAAAATGAAGTCGATGGTCGTCGGATCGTCGTCCGGTATCAGACCCTCGTAGCGGATGGCGTCTATGAGCGGTTTGCAGCCTCCGGCGCCGTTATCGACGTCGAGGGGGCGGGAACCGTAGCGCGTGATGACAACGCGGAAACGAGCGCGTCCCGAGCCTCCTTCTTGAGCTTGGTCAGAATCCAATGGTTTCTGCCCAGCATCGTGTTGAGCGATGGGGTTGTGTAAGCGGGCAGGGTCAAACTTATCGGATACTGGGTCTGGGGATTCCATGGTTTATTGGCGGGCTTGGGCTTCGTTCGCCGCTTTGCGGACTCGGTAGAAGTTGCAGATTTGCCACGCATAACAATGGGAGATGTCGAAGAGCCTAGCGATACTGACGCAGGAGACTCCCGACCAGTAAAGCTCCCGCATTCGCTTGACGTGCCATGGGGACGTCCTCGTCCGATACTTCCTCCCGGTCCAATACCGGACTGGGGCTGGGTCTGGCGGGATGTACGGCGGGCGGCTCATTGAGCTTGGCTATGATGTACCTCTGGGCGGAGGCGTCCAGCGCAGACCACGGCTTGTCCGCATGGGAGGGATCGGCGCTATTCTCCCTCACCCAGTCCCTCCAGCCGGCTGGTTCTGCCGGGCCTTGGGGCTGGACGGGGGCAAAGGATGTCTTGCCCGCCCCGGAGTACTGGATGGGGCGGTCAGCCATAGCCTTGTTGAGCCAGTTGATGAAGCGACGCTGGGATACCCCGACGCCACGGACGGATGCCCATGCTTGGGCCTTCCCCAACTCACGGCGGATGTCGATGCCGGCATAGGCGGGGTTGGCTTCCAACTCCTCCAGCCAGCCCTCCTCGACCACCTTGGGGGCTGCCTTCTTGGGTTTCGGTTTGTCCGATACCAGCAAGCCACCGTGGGGGTAGGAGTCGTAGGCCGCCTGCATGGTAGCCAGCCATTCGTCCTTGTTCAGCCTCCTGCCCACCTGCTTGGCCTTATGGCAGCAGGCAGCAAAGGCATGTTCAGCGAAAGTCATTGTCGTAGTACAGGTTGTGGACGTGCTCGGCGTAGCTCCAAGGCTCCCTCATCCGCCGCTTCATGCCCTCATAGCCACAGTTCCACCGCAGGGCCAAGAGCCAGACGCTGGGTCTGATCCCATCCCGTTCCATCCGCTGGATGGCTTGGAATAGGGCTTTCCTTGCGATTTGGCGGGCTTTGTCGGGCTGGGAGGCTCGGAGGTAGGGGTCGCTGGAGAATTCGCTCCAAGTGGCCCGAGTGAACTGGAGGGCGCCGCCGGGGCTGGCCCAGCGGGCGCCTTCCCTAGCCTCGATGCACCGGATCAGGCGATCGAGGTCAATCGTCGCTCCATGGCTTGTTGTCACGGGCAAGCATGTAGCCGATGCAGATACCAATAACCAAAGTGCAAGCAACCGTGGTGAGGTAGGCATAGATGCTCATGGTCAAAAGGTGGTCATGCTCCAGCGGGTTATGATGCGTCCGTGGGCGGTAGGGGACTTGGCTGGCTCGTAAGAGCCGGTAAGCCCGTTCCGTTTTACGAAGGTCCGACAAACGGCCCCGATGGCATTGGTGTGGTTCGGGGGCTGGCCGATCAGCGTGACGACCTCTTCCGCCGTGAACGAACCGTTGGCCTTCAGTAGGGCGGCTGCCTGCTGTTCAAAGTCTGCCACCCAGCGTTCTGGAGTGTGTTCCAGAACTAGGGCGCAGCCTGCATCTTTCAGTTCCTGACCTGATTGTGTGTGTGTCATGTTGGTGATCTCTAACGGTTGGCTTACAGATCCAGCTAACGGAACCTAGCGGTCTTCTTGGCGATCTTCTTGGGCTGGGCGAAGAACTGCTTGCCCGCCCGCA